AGACCCTTGATGTAGACGGCGGCACAATCAAGCTGGATGGTAACTATCCTGTTGGGGCGCAGAATGTGGCGTTGGGTGATACTGCGTTGGATGATGCTTTATTGACCGGTGCCTCTAACGTGGCTGTGGGTTCAGGTTCTATGACTGCAAATACGTCAGGACAGGAAAATACGGCAGTCGGTAAGGCATCATTGGCAACAAACACATCAGGTTCTTACAATGTGTCTTTAGGTAAAGACGCTCTGGTCAACAACACCACCGCCAGCAACAACACGGCAGTGGGGTATCAGGCTGGGTATAGTAATACTACTGGTACTCCAAACTCTTACTTTGGTTATAAAGCAGGGTATGCCGTAACAACTCAAGTAGCTAACACAATGGTTGGTTATCAAGCGGGTTTAAGCACTGTAGCAGATGCTAATACTTTTGTTGGGTATCAGTCAGGTCAAATTAACAGTACAGGCACTAATAACACTGCACTTGCTGTTAATTCATTATACAGCAACACTTCAGGCAGTAGTAACACTGCACTTGGTCGTGAGGCACTCTTCTCCAACACCACCGCAAGCAGCAATACTGCTGTGGGTTATCAGGCTGCTTACTCTAATACCACAGGGGTAAACCTTGTTGCAGTTGGTGTTAATGCTTTAAATGCAAACACCACTGGTTCCAATAACGTGGGGTTGGGCATATCTGCATTGCGCCTTAATTCCACAGGCGATGCTAACATAGCTATTGGAACTGGTGCTTTGGACGCAAACACTGGGTATAACAATACTGCGATTGGACATAACACACTACTCTCCAACACCACCGCCGTCAGCGGCACAGCGGTTGGGTATCAGGCTGGGTATAATAATACTACTGGTGCTAACAACACTCTTGTTGGTTATCAAGCGGGTTACACCAATACTAGTGCTTATAACAATACCTATATCGGTAGAATGGCAGGCTATTCAAATTCCACAGGACTTTTAGGTGTGTACATCGGTGAGTCTGCTGGATATTCAGCAACAGGAGATGGCAATACATTTATTGGCACTAGCTCTGGTTCATCAATAACAACTGGCACACACAACACCATTCTTGGACGCTTCAGCGGCAACCAAGGCGGCGTAGACATCCGCACATCCACCCACAACATCGTGCTGTCAGATGGGGGCGGTAATCCTAGATTGGTTTCTGATAGTGCAGGACGTGTGTTCATTTCTCACGGCACAAACAATGCTGTTGGCACGTCAGCAAGATTTCAAGTTTCATATACTAAAAATAATGAATTTGGTATTCACATTCGCCCATCTGACAATAACACAGGCGGTGGTCAGCCTATGTTATTTCAAAATCAAGCTGGGACAAGCATTGGCAGTATTAGTGCTACTGCAACAAATGTTGCTTTCAATACATCCTCAGACTATCGTCTCAAGGAAAACGTGGTTGACCTAACTGGTGCAGCAGACCGTGTTCAGCAGCTTAATCCGGTTCGCTTTAACTTCATTGCAGATGCTGACAAAACTGTTGATGGTTTCCTTGCACACGAAGTTGCTGACATTGTGCCAGAAGCTATCACAGGTGAAAAAGATGCGGTTGATGATGAGGGTAACATCAAGCCACAATCAATTGACCAAAGCAAACTCGTGCCACTGCTAACAGCAGCATTGCAGGAAGCACTAACTAAGATTGACCAATTAGAAACACGCATTGTAGCACTGGAGACAAACTAATGGACGAACTAACAGCAGAACAAATCGCACAGCACTACACTGCGATGGGTCACAGCGTTGACCTCATCAATGCTATTATTGCTGGCACAGCTATGGCTGATGATGATGCCGCAGACAAGCAAGACTGTGTAGACAGGAATGTTGAGCATCTTGAGATTATGGTTGCTAAGGATTTCTGGACTACAGAGGATATGACTGCGGCTAATGCGGCTATTGCTGCTGGTCAAGGCTATACAGCGTAGTTATGAAAGACTTGCCGACAGACGCATCTTTGGTAACAGCAGGGATTACAGCACCGATTTGGTTGGCTCCGCTGAACCAATGGCTTGCGCTTGTCATTGCTGTCTTGGCTATAGTGCTTGGTATCATTCGCATATCCAAAGCACTGTCAAGCAAAGACGATGTTTAAGGCTATTGTCCTAGCTTGTGTAATAGGTGCGCCAACAGAGTGTGTTGAGTTCCACGATACTAGAGGCCCATATAAAAGCGAAGCTGAATGTGAAAAACGTGCCATGGAGATGGGGCGTGACATAGGCGAGATGGCTCACAATCTAATGCCTGTTAGATGGCAATGCAAACCACTAAGGAAGGGCATGTTGTCGTAATGGAACCTATTTCCACAGCTTTAGCTGGCATCGCTCTGGTGCAACAATCAGTATCCTTTATCAAATCAAACATCAGTACAGCTAAAGACATTGGCGAGATAGCTGGTGCTATTGATAGCCTGTTTGCTGGTGAAAAACAGGTACAAGAAGCCAGAAACAAGAAGTCTGGTACTGGACTAGGAGATCAGTTCGGTGTTGATACGGTGGCAAAGGAAATCATCGACGCTAAATTGGCGCAAGAAAAACTGCAAGAAGTGGCGACAATGGTCGATATGCGTTTTGGACATGGAACGTGGGCTGGCATACTTGCCGAGCGGCAGAAGCGTATCCAAGAGCAGAGAGAGGCACAGGCGAAAGCAAGAAAGGAAGCGTTACAACGTCATAACGCTATGATGGAGAACTTGAAAATAGGTGGTTTAATAGTTTTAGTAATGGCTCTTGCTATCTTCCTGTTTTTTTTCCTAGTATTCAGTGTCGCTATGGCAAGTACATTGATTCGTTAGGAGAATATTTTGTCTGAGGATAGAACCGAGAAGATTTTAGAAGCTTATGATCTTATTAAAGAGTATGGCGGGACAAGGTCTGCTTCTAGAGAATCAGGAATCCCAAGAAGCACATTGCAATATAGAATAAGACTTGGGAAAGAATCTGGCCTTATAGATGATGCTGACATTGGGTACACAGCACCTGTTAAGATAGATGATGATATACCTGTCGATGACATTGTAGATCACCTTCACAAAAGATTCCAGCAACGCAAGAAGTATCGTGAGTCAAAGAAGTGGTCTAAGATCAGGATGCACACTGACGAGCCTATTGGCTTGTTGTGGCTAGGCGATCCACATATTGATGACAACCATTGTGATTGGGATTCTCTTAGAGAGCATATTGACATTATCCAGAGCAATGAAGGCATTTATGGCTGTTCACTTGGAGATCAACAGAACAACTGGGTAGGAAGATTGGGTCGTCTTTATGGCGAACAGGATACATCACATAAGACAGCATGGAAACTTGTTGAGTGGTTGATCCAAGAGATGAATCCTATGATTCTAATTGGAGGCAATCACGATATGTGGTCTGGTGCTGGTGATCCGTTAAAGTGGATTGCACAGACAGATTGTTTGTTTGAGAACTGGGAAGCTAGAATTGCTTTGACGTTCCCTAACAAAAGAGAGTGCCGTATTGTAGCAGCGCATGATATGCCTGGGCATAGCCAGTGGAACCCACTACATGCACAGATTAAGGCAGCTAAGTTTAAATCTAATGCTCACCTTTACATCTCTGGACACAGACATAACTGGGCATTAGCACATATCGAGCTTGTGGAACAGGAAACTACAGCTTGGCTTGCAAGAGCCAGAGGCTACAAGTATCATGATACATATGCGTTTGTGAAAGGATTTGAGCAGCAGAAGTTTGGTCAGGCTATTCTTCAGGTAATAGATCCGACAAATCCTTCTGAGGTCTCATGGGTACAATGTTTTGCTGATCCTCACGAGGGTGCTGAGTATCTACAATATCGTAGATCGCTTCGCAAGTAACGGCAGCGTATCCAGCAATGTCAACCCAAGAGTCAAAGTGAGTAGGATCGTTCTGTAATCTGGAGAGTTTATTGAGAATATGCAAAGCCCCAACATCAAATGGAGACACAGGTACGCCTAGATGAGCTTCATAAAGAGACGCAGCTATAGTAAAATTGTCCGATGGACTTCCATAATTTTCACCACGTTCTTTTACAACGTCTTTGGCTTCAACTAATACAAGATTTCTAATTGAATCGTCTATCATAATACACCGAGAGTTAAATGAGTGCGGAGAACATATTAAAGCTGAAACTGTTGCCAAGAGCAATGATGTTTGTGATGACATTGATGAGTTGGCGTGTAGTAGAATGGTTTATGTCGTTACCTGATCCAAGCCCGAGTCAGGCTGGTTTGGTTTCTGTTGTCACTGGTGCTATGACTGGTGCGTTTGCAATCTGGATGAATCACGAAGGAAAAGATCATGTGGCAAGCACTGATAAACCCAATCGCTAGTTTAGCTGGCTCTTGGATGGAGTCCAAGGTCGAGCAGACTAAAGCCAAAGGTAGAGTTGCACAGGCTAAAGCAGAAGCGGAAGCAGAAGTAATGAAGGTTGCT